CTTATCGGCTTAGGTAGGAGCTTCACGTTCGTCAGCTCCCATGCGTACCTTCCGGGCGTCCAGTCTCCGAACAGGAGTTCCTTTTCTGTTGGCACTATGTATCGTCCGAAGTCCGGATGCTTCCTTGGGACGTCCAGTTCGGCTCCGACCTCGATGTGCTTTGCGATGTCTACGTTCGTGCCGGGGTGGTATACGATGCGCCAGCAGTTCACCAGCTCTGCTGTGGCGATTATTCTCCCGGTGGGGAGGAGGCTGAATGCTTGTCCGGCTTTTTCCAGCTCCTCGTTTAGGACTGTCTCGAACGGCTCCACCAGTATCGGCATCTTGCACGGGTCTTTCTTGGCTGCGTGTATGGCTATGGGGCCTCTGTATTTCGTCTCCCAGCTGCGGGTTTCGTATTGCTTCGCTCCTATGGCGATCAGACTTGCCCAGGGCTGCCAGATTGTTATTGCCTTCATTTCTCCGCCTCCTTATTGGTCTACGGCTATGGCGTACCTCTTGATTTGGACGTCTTCGCCGTATCTGTTCTTTACCTTCTCAAACTTGCCCTCTATCGGTAGTCCGCTTTGCTTCAGCTCCATAATTCTGGCGGAAAGCCTCAAAACTCCGAGGTCCCGGATCGCATCGAGCTGTGTAATGCTGCCGAAGTCCTCCATGTACTTTTTCACTCGTTCGCTTTGCGTTAGCTTCGTTCCTCCCATGTTATCCCTCCTGACAATCTGTGCAAAAATCGCACCATTCTCCGTCTATCTTCTGGCTTTTCCATCCAGCCTTCTTCTTGGCGTCTACGGCGTCGTAGAAGTCGTATTCCTCCTTCAGCTCGGCTCCGCAAACGTCGCAGGTCGGAGTGTATTTATCCTTGCTTTGTGCTATGCTCATGTTTGTCTGCCTCCTTTGCTTTTGCTTCGTCCATCTTCTGAAGCTCGCACTTGTTTCCGGTCGGTCTGTCGCACCATCCGTCCGTTCCCCACATGCAGTCCTCGGTGTATTCGCAATCTCCGCCGCGTTTTGGATATTTGCTCATCGTTCCTCCTCCTTGATGGTTATTTCCTCGGGGCTTATCCCGTGCTCGTAAGCGAGCAGCTCTTTTGTGGCCTTGAGCTCTCCTTCAAATGTGCCGGTGACTGTGTATGCTGCGAGCTCCTTGCCGGCGCCGTCGTAGAACGCTATCCATCTGCTCATATCCACACCTCCACTACGCACGGGTCGTCCTGGGCGTCCCGGTTCATTCTCACCATGGTGCTCGGTATCTTTGCCCTTAGTTCCTCCAGGGTGTCTGCCGTGGCCATGATGTTTGTGGGAATGTCGCAATCCCAGAGCCTGGCTATGAATTTATCCGGGTAATCCTTCGGGTGGTCGTAAATGCAAATCAGGGGGATGCGTGTCTGCTTCATCGCTTTCCCGATGTCAAACTTGTTTACTTCGTGGTCTTTCGTCGTGTCTATGCTCATGTGCGTTCTCCTTTCATGCGTTCAATTATTGCGAGGTAGGGGAGGCCGCTGGTGCCTCCGGTCTTGATCTCCCAGTCCGGGTGCAGCTGCGCTGCGTTGGTGCTTGCCATTCCCGGGGTGTACCAGCTCCATCCGTATGCCTCTACCGGGCGTGGCGTCTTTCCGTTTCCGGATTCCCAAGCGTCCCGGGCTGCCTTCCAAAACTGCCAAGGTACCGCGTAGAAGCGCTGCAGCTTGAAGCTCACCAGAACAATTCCGATCGCGCCGGGGTCCTTGCAGAAGTCGTCCATGTATTCCGCTTGGTGCGGCTCCACTCGGGAGAATAGTATCCGGTCATTCTCCGTGTGCTTTGCCTCGACCGCTACCGGCGTGCCTTTGTACCTTCCGAGGTAGTCTACCGTGGCTTTTTCCTCTACCTTTGCGCTTACCAGCTGGCCTTGGCCGTTCCTTATTGGTAAAAACTTTGTATTTTGCTTCCCGATGACGGCTATCGACTGCCTCCGGTATTGTGCGTTTGCGAATTCGATCAGGTCTTCAAACGCACGGCCTTTATTGGCATAATTCTTTGGTGGCTGCGTCTTACTTTTAAACATTTTCGTTCCTCCTCTGAAATTGGCCGAGGTACTGCTTGATATTTACTCCTCTATCAATAGCTCTGTTTAGCCTGTATCTCTTAAATCCATATAACCTCTCCCACTCAGCTATCGTGTGCTCCTCGCCATCGATTTCAATTTTCACATTGTCGCGCCGGTTGTTGTTGTTTTCTTTGGCAGTTACCCATCTACAGTTCTCTGGCGAATAGTCTCCGTCATTGTCTATGCGGTCTATTTGTAGCCCTTCTTTGTATCCGTTGCTCATTGCCCAATCGTAGAAGGCTTGAAAGTCTTTCATCCACTCGTCACAAACCTTTATTCCTCTGCCACCATATCTCGGATATGCAGATCTGTTTGGGTTTTCGCACCGTCTTTTCATGTCAGCGTAGATATTGTAAAGTCTTGTATGCCTTAAGCCGTGTGTCTTGTTGCTCTGGCTTGTCCTTTCTTTTTGTAGACATCCGCAGCTTTTGGTGTTGCCGTTGCGCAGGCTCTTGCCATCAACATCAACTGTATTCCCGCATTCACATTGACAAGTCCAGCAGATTCGCCCTTCTTTATTCCGTTCCTTCGTTTCTTTTATTACCGTCAGTTTGCCTATTTTCTTCCCAGCCATGTCGATTTTAGCCATTTCCTTCCTCCTCCGTGAACAATCCCCCGCTGATTGCCTTCTCCAGCTCCCTGTTAAGCTGCAGGATGGTTCCTTTGCCGATCCTGTTTCCTGTCCCGACTCTGGCTGTCAGGTATTCGATAAAGGCTTTAACGCTGACCGCGCCGTCTACGGTCATTTCCTGTGCCTTCTGTATGTTTGCCTCTGCGAGCTTCGCACCTTCCTCCATGCCGCGCCCGTAGGTCCTGTCCACGAATTCGCAAAGCTGCGCATCGGTCATCTTCCTCAGCTTTATGGCTCTCTCGTGCATTTTCTTTTCCTCATCGGTCATTCTGCAGTTGCGCTTCTTACCCATGATTTTCTCCTTTCTTTCCGTGTTCATTTTCCGCGCCAGCTTTCCCAGAACATCTCCACGCACTCGCACATCTCCATGAGCCTATCTATGGTCTTCTCCGCGTTGCGGCTGTCTCCGCCTTTGCCGTAGTTGGGCGTCATCCTCTGGATCAGCTCCGGGGTGGAGTAGTTCGTGGTGATGATCGTCGGCATGTATGCCTCGTATCTGGCGTTTATGATGGCGTATATCCTTGTGATGCCCCATTCTGTGGGCTGTTCGCTTCCGATGTCGTCAATGATGAGCAGTGGGATTTCTTCGTAAACCTTCATGATTTCCGCTTCGTTGGCCGAGTCCGTGCCGTCGTAGCTCTGCTTTATCCGGGCCAGAAGGTCAATCATCGTCATGGCTATGACCGGCACTCCGGCGGATATAAGCTGGTTCGCGATCGCGGTCGACAGGTGCGTCTTCCCGGTGCCGTAGCTGCCAATCATCAGCAGGCCGTTCCTCTCGATGGCCGGTGGGATAGGAGTGCCTCTCTCATCCTTCCCGGGCAGCCTGTCAAAGAACGTGTCCGCGTATTTCTTGGCTACGGTGAAGGCTTTCCGATTCTCCTTGTTGACTACGAACCTGTCAAATGTCCGGTTCTGAAACCTTCCCCGGATTCCGCTTTCCTTGAAAAGTTTGTTGACCTTGGCCTGCAGCCTCGCTGCCTTCTCACGTCGTTCCTGCTCGATCCGTTCCGCTTCCTTCTTGACGTCTACCTCGGCCCAGTAAGCCGTCGCCTTCTCGCATGTGCAGCGCTCCGGCTCGCTGAACCAGATCATCACCTCGCTGGGGTTGGTGAAGCTCCGGACGCCCTTGTAATAAAGCGTCTGTCCGCAGAATTCGCAGGTTGTCGGTTTCGGGGCCTCCTTGCCGGTGTACTTGTTCGCATCCCGGGAGGAGACTTCGAATTCATTCTTCTTCTCGGTCGTTGTCAGGATCGTCCGTTTCTCCGGCGAGCTTAAAGCCGGGCGCTGCTGCGCCTGTTCTCCACGGCTTGGTGGCTGCGGGTTCTTGACCATTTGTTCCAGCAATGCTCCGATACTCTCCATTCGTGTTCGCCTCCTTGTATTCATCGTCCCAGCGGCCTTGGTTCAGCCATGTTGATGGGTTCGGTATGTAGCGTCCGTTGTCCCGTTGCCACTGGTCCGTTGTTCTCGCCCTGCCGATCGCGGTCATGATCTTGTCGAAAAGCTCCGAGTCGACCTTCGCGTTCTTGAATGCCTTCAGCGCGTCCTTCTTGCCGACCTTCTTCGGATAAGCAGCCCAGAAAAGGTCAAACCGTTTCTGCAGCAGCGTCTGTGCTTCCTTCTTCGATTCCTCTGTTTGCTCCGCCGCTGCGCAGGTTTCCTCGCGCGCTTCACGGATACCGGGTGGAAGGTTACCAGTAGAAGGTAATCGGTTAACGGTAATAGGCGGGGCTTGTACTGTGCTTGTCTGGTGCTTGTCCGATACATGCACCGGGCTTGTCTGGTGCTCGTCGTTTTCGTCGTCATCATCGTCGGTATCGTAGTCGATTTTCTCGCTGGCGCAGCTGGTTAGAAACTCCGGCGGCGCCGGTATTTCGCTTGGCTTCTCCTTCACGTGCGGGTTCTGGTGTTTCGCGAAGTTCACCACCTGTATGTATTCCTCGCCGTCGACCGTGTACCTGATGATAAAGCCTGTATCGTGCAGGGCCTGCAGCATCTCGCTGACTTCGCTTGTGCTGACGTCGTCGTATCCGAGCAGTGTCTTCTTTATCCTCTTGGGTCTATCCTCGAGCCGACCTTCGCGGTCCGCTATGCACCATAATCCGATGAACAGAAGGCGTGTAAGCGGCGGAAGACCGCCGAGGACTTCGTTGTCGAAAAATCCGGGTTTTATGCTCCTTGTTCTTGCCATGTATTTCTTCACCTCCTGTTAGCAAACGTAGACCTCCGCTCCGGTCGCTTTTTGTACTTCCTCCCTGAATTTTTCCTCGTCGCTGTTATTGTCCGACAGGTGGAGGAGGTAGATCTGTCTGACTTCCTTCAGGTCGTTTGCTTTGAGCATCTCTAAGAAATGCTCTAAGCTCATGTGGCTCTTTACCAGCCTTGGCACCAGCTCGATGGGAACGTACCCGGCCTCTATGCTCCGGAGCAGTGCTTCCTTGCTGTAGTTGCATTCGGCCATTATGTGGGTAAGCCCTGCGAACCGGTACTTGATGTAGTAGGTGTCCGTGAAGTAGAGGAGCCGCTCTCCGGTGGCCGTGCTCTCTATCAAAAATCCCAGAGGCTCCGGTGCGTCGTGCTGTACGTCGAACGGCAGCACCTTGAAGGTTCCTATGGTGAATGCCTGCAGCGCCTTGACCGCGTTTATGCGGTGGCCTGTGAGCCTACACGCGTCTATTGTCCCTTGGCTGGTGTAAATGTCCACTCCGAGCCTTGCGAGCCCGTCTGCGGCCTTACTGTGATCCTTGTGGGCGTGCGAAATCAAGCAGCCATCTATCAATCGCACCTTGAAGCCACACGCGATCTGTATCTCCCGGAGTGGTATCCCTGCGTCCAGCAGCAGGGTCGTCTTCTCGTCGCTGACGATGTAGGCGTTGCCGCTGCTGCCGGATGCGAATACTTTTATCTCCATCAGAAGGTGGGCTGGCCGCTGATTTCTAACTGCTCCGCTTTGGCTGTTTTAGCGGTGTTTGCGGCAGGCTGCTTCTCCTGTGTGTACGCGTGCTCGGCCCTATCGTTGAAGTCCAGAACCTCGCCTGTCTCCCTGTCGACTGTTGCTCTTTCAGGCAGCTGCGCGGGCACCGGGTCGATCAGGATCGCGTTGGCGTTCTGGTCGATCTCGTTCTGGGCCTCGATCACGGCGTATCTGGCCTCGCGCATCTTCATGTACT